CATTAGTTAAAACTCCTTATACTTTCTGAATAAACTTTTCTTACTGATTCTTTTTCGAATCTTCCTACAGGTAACATTGCCATAATGTCCCAATACTCTGGTATAATCTCTAACGCTCTTCCTTCTATGTGTGATGTTAGATATCTTTTATAACAAGGTCTGAAAAATTTCATCTTTGCTGTGCTTTGTAGTATTTCGTATGTCACTCTAATTCTTGTTTTCATGTTCTCATCATCTTCTTCATCATCAGTGACTATAAAATCATACAGTTCATTTAATAATTTTACACGATATCTTGGTGGGATATAATGTAGATTTAAACCTGAGAAACCTTGTTGATTGGCTTCTAATAATAGTATTACAGGAAATCTATCATAGTAAGGCAACTTATCTTTAGTCTTAGGGTCATAAAAGAAAGTATACATTCTTCCTTCTAAGAATCTTGATGCCTTTTTAAGATTGGTTTGTTTATAGAATGATTGAGGAGTTACCTTTAAATTTCTAACATGACCTCTGAAAAAGTCTAGAGCTTCTCTAGACCTGTCTCTTAATTGAGCTGGTGTTTCTGTCGCTAATCTTTCTAATAGACTTTCCATGCCTATTATTTATATCATTTTTTGTAAATAACGAAGTTTTCTTTTTCGATTCTAGTGACAGAATCAGGATAAAGTTCTAAAAGATGAATCAAATCCCCTTCGGTAAGAACATAGTCGCCTTTACATTCAATATGAACACCAGGTTCAACCTCATGCACATCAACACGGCGAACCCAGGAGTTCACCTCTGGTTCGCAGCTGCCAACTAGAACGGGACGCCTAAAGTCAAACATCTTACGAATTTTCTGAACAGAACTTACGATGTCGATTCTTTCTTCTTGCATATGCATTTCAATAATCTTACCATCAACATTAGCGGCAAAGATTTGTTTATCTTCTATCTCAAATACTTTTCGCCATTGTTCGTATGTTAAAGGTGTCTTATTATTGAAAGTATTGTTTGTGTCCCATATGACAATCTTTTCATTTCGTGCTTTCAGAAACCAAAGTGCATGGACACGAGAACAACCTGGATGCACGAACATATGTTGTCCTTCTATGATACCTTGAATCGTAGAATGTAGACCTACTGTTCTATATTGGTCAATTAGATACATTATCTTACAACAATGATATGTGTTGTTATGTCTTTCATTTGCAGTCATTTCTGTAAGATTGTCCATATTCATTTCTTCATCGTCTATACCTGTGATGAGTGATTGAATCCAATCTAGAAGATGTTTATCATTATATCTCGTATTGTTTTCCCCTATCAGATTCTTATCTTCACATTCACCAAGTGTAAGAAGATACGGTGGGTGTTTCTTTGCAACATGATTGAAGTGTTCTATCAATTCAGTTTCTTCTTCTGGTCTTTCTGATATATGAAAATGTTTGAACTTGTCAAACTCGCTATTTGTTTCTTCAATGAACATTGTTTAAAAACTCCTCTACTCTTTTTAAATCTTCGATTGTATCTACGGAAAGTCCTTCATCTTCTACTTCGACCATGTTGACTGCATAACCATTTTCGATGTATCTTAACATCTCTACTGATTCTGCTCTCTCATTATCGCCTACTAGTAGACTAGGAAATATTGATAACATATGCCTATCAAAACAATACAAACCTAGTTGTTGTTTAAAGGGTGTTGACTCTTTTTGTTGATATGGTATGGGTAATCGTGAATAGTATATTGCATTACTATTCATATCAGTTATAGTCTTGACTACATTCTTGTCTTGTAGTTTGTCATCATTGTTTACATAGACATATGCATTTGATACACCATTACGATGTTCACTTATCAATCTATCTACTGCATCTGGATTGAGAAGTGGTTCATCACCTTGAATGTTTACGAAGATATCACCGTCTAGCAGCTCTAGTGCTTTCGCACATCGGTCTGTTCCACTTCGCACATCATCTTCAACTACAATACATCGTATTTCATTCTTTGAACAGTAGTCAACTATTCTATCATCGTCTGTAAGAACAACAACTGTATCTAATTGTTTTACTTGGCATGCTAAATCATACACTCTTTGTATCATAGGAATGTTATTGATGAGTGCTAAGGGTTTGCCTTCGAATCTTGTCGAAGACCATCTCGCAGGTATGAGACCTACTGTGAGATTAGTTGTTTTATCTGGTCGACTGAGTGTTCGCATTTCACATTTCCATATCCATAAGTTGCATGTATAAAATCTATACCTGCTCTTTCAGCTGCCCAATAGTCTACTTGCATGTCACCAACATACACTGCATCTTGTGGGTCAACATTTAACATTGCAAGACAAAACATTATCTGGTCAGGTGCAGGTTTACCTCTAAGACCAGTCTTTGGACTTACAACATAATCAAACTCAACATCTATTTTATCTAGTATGAGTCTAGTTCTTTCAGCAGTCTTAGATGTGACCACTGCAATTTTGTGTTTCTTCTTTAGTTCTTTGAGTGTATCTTCGACATCATCGTAAAATTCAAGACAATACTCCATGAGTTCTATTGATGCTTTATCATATGTGTGTTTGATTGCATCGTGATTGTCTTTTATGCCGATTGTTTTTAGAATATCTTTAAATGGCATACCAATACACTTAAAATATTCATCGAATGTCTGAGTTAGTTTGTGTTCTAACTCACATATCTGCCATGCTTGTTTCATCATGTGTTCTGAGTCGATTAGAACTCCGTCTAAATCGAAAATATATGCTTTCTTCACTTTTTAGGTACTAAATGTTCCTCTGTTAGAATTCTAAAACCAAGTTTTCTATCTTTACAAAACTCTTCAGCGGCTTTAAACTTCGCTTGGTTAACTATATAGGTGTTCACTTCGCCGAGATATCTCTTAGTCTTTCGTTTAGGTTCTTTCGGTGGCGAAAGATGTCTCTTTGGTTTGACTTCGATGATTTCACGAATGATTTTTCCACTACTATTCTTATATTTTATAAAAAAATCTGGGAAATATCTATGGACTTTTTTGTCTAAAGGCGATTTATAGGGTATTATTATCTCTTCACTGCCCCATTCGAGAATATTTGGGTTATTATCGCAATAAACCATAAATCTTCTTTCCCAAAGTGACCTGTAAAATACATTTGTAGGGTCTCCTTTGTATTTTTTGTAATTCTTCGGTTTGAACCTTCCACTATATGACATAAATAACTATATTAATCGTAATAATAGGACTATTTATGGGCATTTCCAGAATCATTAAAAAATTTGAAAAGGTAAAAAAGGCCGTCAACAGTATCAAAGGTATTCAAAGTAAAATTCAATCAATAAATTACACTACTGCACTCGACTCATTGGGTGAATCACAAGAGGCAGCTGAAGCCATACTATCTACTCGTAGAGATAATCTACAAGGCGCTTTGGGAGCTCATAAAAGAGTTGGAATGGCATATAGTAAAAAATCTCCTGTTATTGAAGGAGAAGAAGGAGCATTGATATATCCAAAATATGATAAGTTAGCAAATTACATATTTTTTGTATCTAGGCCTAGAGCAGTAAAAGCAAATGCTAAAACATCTACTGGTGATTTGCATCCAGTTTTTAAAAGAAGAAGATGCGCTCTTTACATTCCTGACACATTGTTATCACAATCTAATGTTTCTTATAATCAACAAGGTATAGGTTTTGTTGCAAAAGCTCTAGAACAAATTAGAGAGAGTATCATGCAAGGCGATGGACTGAATATAGGTAAAGAAAAGGCTAATCAATTAGCAACACAAGGATTTCAAGCAGTTCTATCTCAACTTACAAGTGGTCAAACAAACATTAAACAAAACAGAGCGATAAATCCAGGTTTAGAACAATTATTAGATAGTGTTCCTTTTAGGTCATGGGACTTTACATTTGATTTTTGGCCTAAATCACAAGATGAAGCGCAAACTGTAAATGAAATTATTTACTTTTTTAGGTCTTCAATGTTGCCAGACTTCTACACCGACCGACTTTCAATGAAAGGTGAGAAATTAAGAGAAGGAGTAGAGGTTGAAAGTATTCAAGAAGGAGAGAATCAGTTAAATGCTAACTTTATGAATTATCCAAATGTATTCAATATAAGTTTTAAAGGTCCGATAGGAAATAAAATTGATGGTTTCTTACCTGCTGTTTGCACAAACGCTCAGGTAGATTATGCTGGTGGTCAAAAGTTTTCAACTTTCGCTGATGGTCAACCAGTTCACATACAATTAACACTAAACTTTTTAGAAATACAAACTATGTCACTTGGAAATTATGATAACATTGTAGTTCCTGACTCTAATCCAATGAAAGAAGAAACAGGATTTTCAACTACAGACAGTCTAACACAACAATATGGTGTTGATGGTAACAAATTTGGAGATGACGGATAATGGCTAATCAATTCTTTAGAAACTTTCCAGAACTTTCATATCAAATTGATGGTAAGGTTCTATTCATAAAAGATTTTTTTCGTAAATCTAGAATAGAACAAGAATCAGTAAAGGCATTAGTTGAATACACTTACTATGAACTACAAGAGGGAGAAAGACCCGATGTGACCGCATCTAAATTATATGGTAATGGTGATTTACATTGGACATTTTTTCTAGTAAACGATTTTCACAACTACTATGATTGGTATAAAAGTAGTGAAGAATTTGAGTCATATATAAACAAGAAATACCCAGGTCAGATTGCAACTGCAAGTTCATCAACAGACATTGTTGCAAGAAAAACTTCTGTAGGAGATACAACAAATAAGTTTTTATTGGGAGAAAAAGTCACAAGTGTATCTGGTGAAGGCAGAGTAATACTAGTAGAACCAGAACACAATAGAATTGCAATTGAAGGAGAAGGATTTGTTGCGAATGAATCTATTACAGGTAAAGTATCAACTAAATCATTTACACCAACATCAGTAGTTGACCACAAAGATGGTGTTGCATATTACAAAAATGGAACTTTAAGAAAAAATACAGAATCATCTGGTTATACATCAGTGTCAAACTACGATGATGAATTTGAAAAAAATGAAGAGAAAAGAAAAATAAAAATCATTTCACCAAGCGCTATACAAAGTGTGGTTAGAAGATTTGAAAAAATAATGTTATCATGAGTGAAAAGAATCCAGCAGTAATATCCGATTGGGATTACGGCGACAGAGTTGGAGGTGGAGATTCTACTGCTTCGTTAGGAACTATGGATGAAACATCTCCTATTGCAGCCGGAACTGTTGTATTTGAAAACATAACTCTAATAAGTGGTCAGCAAGACGCCCAAGACACAGCTAATAATTATACTATAGATTTAAAAGAAGTATGCACCAATGTGACTATTTACGAAGATATAAGTAAATATCATTTAACAGGTCGTGCTACTATAGTAGACGGATTAGATTTAATAAAATATCAAAAAATAGTAGGTCAAGAAACTCTTACTATAAAAGCTTCAATCCCAGACGAACAAGGAAACATTTTTGGCAGTGATGAAGACGACCCATATATGAATACTATGGACCATACATTTAGAGTTTATGCTATATCAGATTATAACAGAGTAAGTGATACAACTGCAACATATGTTTTGCACTTTACTGACCCATTGGCATATGAGTTTCATCAAACAAAAGTAAACAAAGTTCTCAGAGGCAAATACTCAGATATACTAGCAAATGCATTATATGAAGACTCAGAAATGAAAAAATATCTAGGTCAAAGTAGAAGTGGAATAGAAGAGACAGAACCAGATAATATGCAAATTGTAGCTCCAAATTGGAACATAAACAGACTCATACAATTTTGTGTAGAAAATGCAGAACCAAAAAGCAATAAGAGTTGGAAAAACAGTATGTTCTTTTATCAAACTTTATTCAGAACAAACGAACAAGATAACTTATATAAATTCAGAAGTTTCGGTCAAATGTGTAAGGAAGAACTATTGCATCAAGAGACATTTAAGTTTTATGGTAATCATCAACTAGATAAATCAGATGCCTCTACATATGAAGAAAGACGAAGAAACATAATTGATTACTATAGACCAGTTAAAGGCAATACACTAAAAGGTGTCACTGGTGGGGCATACGCCGGTAAAATGGTAACTTATGACCCTGTTAGAAAAATTCATGAAGACACCACTTATTCTATTTCAGATGTCTTTGATAGAGGTGATAAAGAATCTCATGTATTGAAAAGACCAATGATAAGAGCAGATGTAGAAATTCCATTATACAGATTAGAAGAATCACTTTCTGAGGGTGTTCCTCAAATTGAAACAATGTTTTTTGATAAGAGACCAGACCAAGGATTTGATGATATCACATTATATAGAGTAAACATGACAAATGCTTATTCAGACGAAGAAAAATTAATTGATGCAAATGATTCATCTAAAGTTCAACAACAAATAGGTTTAGAATATAGAGATACTGGTCATTTAGAAAGACGAGCTCTATTATCTATATTAGAACAAAATACATTAAGAGTAAAATTGCCAATAAGATTTGATATGCATTGTGGTACTACTGTTAAACTAAATTTACCATCACCAGAAGTCAAAAAGGGAGAACACACACCCGATGAATTAGAATCAGAAACTTATTTAGTAGGAAAAATCACATATGAATTAAGTCCTATGAATCAGTATGGAGAAATATCTCTTCAATGTTCAAAAGAAAGTTTTGATAGAGATATAGAAACATATAGACCAAGTAAAGAAGAAGAGATGTAGATATGATATATTGTTATGGTGTAGTAGAAGATAGGGCAGACCCATTAAAGATTGGTCGTGTTAGAGTTCGTGTTCGTGGTCATCATACTGCCGATAAACAATTCATAGCGACACCTGATTTACCTTGGTCACATGTTATCATGCCTGTGACAACTCCAGGTCTTACACCATTTGGTTCTAATCATTCATTAGTAGAAGGAACAGATGTATTTGGATTTTTCAGAGATGAAGAAATGCAAGAGTTTGTTGTTATCGGTGTTCAACAAGGTATCACGCAAGATGGTTATAAAGAAGATAACAAAGGTGGTTTAGTCGAAAGAAGTTTAGATAGTGGATTCAGTGACCCTAGAAGACAGAAGAAATCAGACTACGAAGGAACAGCAGATGGTTTGAATCCTCCTGCTGGTTCTAGACCAAATGAACTCGCAGTTTCTTTGGCAGAAGCGCCACACTTACCAAAGGGTCATATACTTGATTATACAGGAAGAGGATTAGGTAAGACTTTAGAGTTTGAAGATTCAGAAAAAACTTTGCCTTACTATCCTTTGAAAACAAATGCATCAGATGTAAATCAGTTTAGTGCATTAGACAAACAAGCTCCCAAAGAAAGAACCTCTCATTCCAAAGCTCCTTTGCATAGAGATTTAAGTTTAGTTTTTGATACTCCTTCTGGAATGAATGATTATTCAATTATAAAAGGTTTAAAGTCATTAGCGAATCCACAATATCCATATAATCATGCAACATACACCGAGTCAGGTCATCTATTTGAATTAGATGATACAAGAGGTTTTGAGAGAGTATCTTTACAACATAGGTCAGGAACATATTTCGAATGGCAACCAAATGGTGATGCACATAATAGAGTTGTAAAAGATAATTATACAGTCATATGTGGAGATGATGAAGTATTCATTGGTGGTAAAGTTAATGTTAAAGTTTTAGGCGATGCAAAGATTTCAGTTGAGGGTAAAACAGATGTGTCATCTACAAAAGAATTAACAGTCACATCACCTACACTAAGTCTCTATGCAAACGAAATTAAACTAAATTCATAATGTCAGTCACAGTAAAACCTATACCTGAAAAATTCAATTGTCCACCAGGAACAATATTTGATTTACCCACTAAAGAAGATTTAGTAAATGCAATACAAGACATTGCAAAAATACCTGCTGACCTCAGAGTGTTTTTAGTAGAAGTTGGTGAAGATATAAAAGAAGATGTAAGGGAAAAAATAGAAGAAACAATCAAAGACATTGAAGACTTTATGGAAGAACTTGGTGATTTACTATCACCATATTGGGAAAAGGGAACTATTCGTAATTGGGGAAAAGAAGCGAATGAAGCCATTACAGAATTACTTCAAGACTTTTTCAATTACATACCAACAAAGATTGCAGAACTTATATCAAAGATAACACCAATAAGTTTGACTATAAATCTATTTGGTCTAAGTATTGACTTGACTAGAATCTTCGATAAAGAATATCAAAAAGAACTTAAAGACCAAATTGGGGGCATTACTCCTGAATTCAAAAATAAACTTGCAGAGTTAAAAGAAGATTTAGAAAATGATAAGATAACACAAGAAGACTATGACAAAGCTATAAAAGAACTTATGGAGAGTAAAAGTAAACTCATAGATAAGTTCTTCAATTTCATACCAGAAAGTCTAAGAGGGTTTGACGGTAAAGAATTTGGTTTGAAATGTGATGAATGGAAAGCAAAGTATACATGGCAATACATTAAGAAAGAAATCAGAGAATATTTGACAAATGGTTTACATAAGGCATTTACAAAACTCATTGATATCTTTGATGAGATATGGGATGCTTTAGGATTACCAAATATTATCAAGTTATTTACTAAACCAGACATTGGTGCAATGATAGATAAACTCATAGAATCAGCAAAAGA